TTGAAGCGAAGTTCTTTGCGTTATTTCTGACAGTATCAAGGAATCTTCCCTCATCTGATCCGTTAATAACATAAGAATCTACTCCTAATTGGTTACATAATGCTTTAGCTACTGTTGTCTTACCACATCCTGGTGGTCCAGAGAGTAGAAGATTTGGAACTTCTCCTTTAGCTAGAAAATCCTCAAAAGTCTTTTTAATACTCTCAGGTAAAATACAATCATCAATTGTCTGTGGACGGTATTTCTCCGTCCAAACAAATTCATTTCTCATTATTAAAGGTTGGATTTACTCCGATAACTTTTGCTGTTGGATTACGAGCTTTAGCAGTAACTAAAGCATCATCTCGATCAACGGCTCTCACAGATTCGGTGAAAACTTTTCCACCCACATAAAGCCTTACATCCCACATCATTTTTATTCTCCTAATCTAACTGGTTCTTCATAGAATAAATCACCCCCATTACCAATCATCAATACCTTCCATTCATCATCTTTTTTCTGATAAACTTCAAGACATGATTCTTGAATAGGGGTGCCTGTATTGGTAGTCCAAGTACGGACCCACCATTCCTTCTCAATATCATAAGTATAACCCTTAGATTCTAATTTGGAAATAAGTGGATCCTCCTCTTCTTTTTTATTAAGGGAAAAAACATCGCGAACAAAATTCACAATGATAGTAAAAACCTCTCTAATGGTATCTAAAATATTATTCATATGTATATGGATATTCCATTATCCAAAAGTAGAATCTGGTTCTAAAGCTATGTAGTATACAACATCATAATTTTGATTGGTAAACCTAGACAACAATTTGGAAGAAACTGATACATCATATGTACCAGGAATAATCTTAAGATTCTCTTCCTTAAAATTAAATTCAAAGGTATTGTCAGTCTCACCTACCACAATAGAAAAATCATTAGAAGTATCATTCTTCTTATCTCTGGCAACCAGTTTAACCACACCTGCTTCTCCAATAGCAGAAATATCAGGTAGTTGATAAACAGAAGCTGCTTTCTTCAATTTTTCCAATTGCTGACTAGCAAGAACAAAAGATACATCCTCACTAGGAAGACTAATCTCCTTATCTGGTGGAGATACAATGACAGAAGGATCTGCAAAGAAGTACTTAGACCTCATTTTACCTTCCCTAATCACCACATACTCATCATTAGTAAAGTCTAATTCAGGACTCTGGTGTAGAGAATGTCCTTGTAGGAATTGGTTTAAATCATAGACTCCAAAGTCCTTAGGAATTTCTTCCGTAATAGTTGCTTCTGCCAGAATATTCTTCATAACAGAAATAGTCCTCAACTTATTACCACCCTTAAACAGAATGGATTGATTAATAGTCGAAAAATTCTTTAGTAAATTAATAGTTGTGTCAGAAAGTTTCATAACCATGTGATGTAAGATCCTCGTTTGTTTGTCCGCTGAAATAGTATAGTAATAGACAATAATGCATTGCCTTCAATATGTCACGCTTTGCTTGTCCTTTCTTATCATACCGACTTAAGTATTTGATTGCATTAGAACGACAGAAAGATTCAGCATCACCAACGGATTGGATAAGATCCAATGTCTGTACGTCTGAACTGTCATTTGTATAATGTCCCTGATAAGTAGAAGAAACGTAATCCTTAAGGTCTTTAATACCTTTATCTTCTTGATATTTGTGACAAGATGGTCCACCCAACTTGGGTTGAGGTTTTGAGTTCTTCAAAAGATCACCATTAATCCCTTTCCAATGACCCCCCGCATAAGGTGGAAGAAAAATATCACCACCATCTACTTTAGGAGGATCTACTCTAATATGATCTTCTCCCATTGCTCCAGGAATTCTAGATCCAGTAATTCTAACAGTATCTGGATCACTACTCCCAATAGTTGGATAAGGATCAGGAGAAGTAGAATAATTAAAAACAGGTGTGCTAGATCCGAAACCAGTAGGACCCACTGATTTAAAACTTATACTATCAGGAGAACTAGTAGGAGGAGTGCTATCGAAACTAAAACTCTCCCCATCCAAACTCCAATGAGGATTACCAGTAATACTGATACTACTGATATCATCATCCTTCCAAAAATCTTGCCAATCCTTCTCGGTTTTAGCCTCTGTTACATTACTAGAAGTAAAGTTATATTGTTCTGGATTGGGATTTTCAAACTCATCATAATTTTCATTTTTTTCTGTCATAATTGGATACTCCTCATCAAGTGTTCCATTAATTTCATCGTACAGTAGGCTCCAAGCATTTACCATTATATCATCCCCTCAGCTGTTGGTCAACTGGAAGTTCAAAAGTAGCATCTACTTTATCATAGAGTTCCAAAAAGGAACTAATGGTTTCATCATCAAATCTGTTTATACAGACCTTAATAGCTTTTGCCTTATCTTTCCAAATAGAATAGGCTCTAATAATGTGAATTAGCCTCCTAGTAGAAATAACTTCCTCTATACCACCATCATAATATGTTTTCCTAATAATATCCGCCCAATCACACAAACGTTGACAAAAATCATCCTCTTGAATATTTAAATCCTTACAATGATTTTTAAGTATCTTAGTCTCATAAGTATGAGATGGGTATCTCTGTTCAAATGTTACACAGAATCTTTCCAAGAAAGCTTCATTAAGGATATTAGTTCCAATAAAATGACCATCATCACTACCTCTACCTTTAGTATTGGCAGTAGCCATTATATTAAATCCAGGCGTAGGTTTAACAAACTTACCAATCTTCTTTAAAAAGACACCTTTTCCTTCAAGGATGGGCTGTAAACAAAGTATTTTATTAGATGCAAGGTCCACCTCATCCAAAAGTAAGATGCAGCCCCTTTCAAGGGCTTCAACGACTGGGCCATTGTGCCATACCGTTTCGCCATTAACAAGGCGAAACCCACCAATAAGATCGTCTTCATCAGTTTCTATAGTAATATTAACTCGAATTAATTCCCTGTTAAGTTGGGCACAGGCTTGATCAACTGAGAAGGTTTTTCCATTCCCAGAAAGACCCGTAATGAATGTAGGGTAGAACAAACGGGCTTTAAGAATGGCCTTAATATCACTAAAAGCACCAAAGTGGACGAAGGTATCATCTTTTTCTGGAATAAGGTTCTGTTGTAATTTAGGCTCAACTGAAGGTGACTGGAATACTCTCTCCATCTCTTCCACCTTTGGCAATACTTGTAAATTCCATTTACCACGTCCTACCTTATATTTTTCCAACCTTTTAGTTACTGTAGGATAAGAAACTCCATGAGAAGCACAATATCCACGAACATCAGGAGCTGTGAATTCAATGCCATATGATTCTTTCAACTCCTTAACAATTGGATCCATGAATGAGTTTCAACTGAACTTAGTATAACAGAAAAGGAAGGGGGTTGATCCTCCTCAGAGACGCTTTATCAAGTGTCTATATTCCTTGATCCTTATACTTCTTAATACTCTCTTCCCACTCTTTCATACTACTTTGACAATCAGGTGATTCAGGATACTTATATCCTTTCATTTTCATCCATTTACTATGCAATGCACCCATCATCCATGACTGAGCAAGACTCCGAGGACCATTATCTAAAAGTTCAAGCTCCGTCTTATTGGAAGTGTAACCTTTAAACTCTTCACGCCAATTAGAATCATCAAACAGTTTCTTTGTCATATCCCTTTCTCCTTTTCCAATCAGCATACATTCCACCAAAAATCATACCTTCATTGGATTTTAATTCATCACATTCTAAAATCTCTTTTTGTCTCTTTGTGAGATCAACATCCATTGTAAGATACTCTTTCTCCCAATTTGGGACTTCTTTAATCCATTCTGCTATCATAATTAAGCCACCAACGAAATAAACTCACCAAGAACCTTCTTATTTAGTTTCTTAGTTTTAAGAGACTTCACAAAAGCTGATTTGATTTGAGCCTTAGTTGCATCATCCTTTACCTCAAATTCAGGATCCCCATACAACCCCGAAGATAACATTCCAAAATAAGAATCATATCCAGTGCCTCTAATTGTAACACTTTTTAATTTTCTCAATCTCTTAATAGTATCTTCATCAGTATCTGAACAATATCTTTTAATAAACCCACCAAAATCCTTTCCAGCAAGAAGACGCATTCCAATGAAATTTACATCTGGATAAGTATCTTTTAAATCTTTCAAGAATGCCTGAGTGAAATCCCAATAGCGATATCCCAAATTATAAAGATGACCAGTCCTTCTATTACGTAAAAAAGCACGATTTGCATGCAAACTTTTAACTCTCAATACAGGATCAACATCAAATCTTCTCTCAGTATATCTATAAATGGGAAGAGGATTAGCTTCCCCATCAGTTAAAATTATACATTGAACTTTCTGAAGTTTATTCTGTCTCTTAAATTGAGGAATAATCTGATGAAGAGAAACTATTGCTTCATGTAAAGGAGTTCCCGAAAGATTAAATTCTGGAGGGATCAGATAAGGCATCATAGGACTCTGATGCCTAAGAGGGTGTGCATATCCTCTTGCATAAGACACATAAGATGCTACTCTCCAAAAATTAACCATATGTTCTTCTAAGGTGGCTTTGCTTACTTTACTACTCAGCCAATTAAGAAGTTTAAATTCATCACCCACCCTAAAAACATTTTCTCTCTTCTCTATGTTATTACTAGTTTCAATTGGATTTCCTCTCAAATCATATTTTTCCCCTCTAATATATGCACTAGTAAAAGCATAAACTTCAAAAGGAATCTGAACTTTTCTACAGAACCATATAAGATTATAAAGTTGTCTGACTGTATCCATCATACAAGGAGACATAGATCCTGACCAATCCAATAAGAAAATCAATCCATGGTTTTTCCCATCAGGAACAATAGTAACCTTCTTAAAAAGATCTTCATTGAATCTATATGATGAAAGCTTCTTTGTATCGAGAACCCCAGTGCGATTTGTAGTAGCACGAACATAGTTATCAGATGCCTTTTTACATTCAAATTCCTTAACAAGATAATTTACCTCCTTTTGTGCCACCTTCTTAAATTTATAATACTCATCATCCACTCCACATCCATCTTCTAATTGACCCTCAAAACAAAAATCTAACTTATTATGAATATCACTATTTGAAACTATAACCATTTCCAAATCCAATTTTGGAATTTCACAATAAGCACTTTCTACATGATCTGTAGGATCATTTAAATCTCCAATACTTTCACTTAGAGCATTATCAGTTTTAATTTCTGGTTCCTCTTTCTTCTCCTCCTCTTCTTCGATATCATTCTCTAAAGGATCTTCTTTAGATTCTTCTTCTGATGTTGGCGATGAATCTACTTCTTCGTTAGTAGTATCTTCCCCTTTTTCTTTATCTTTCTTACAAAATTTATAAAGAAGTTCTGATGCAAACAAAACATCATCAAAAGTCTCACAACCCTCAACTATACGGACAATCGGTTCTTCACAAGTTGAAAAATCCACATCAACGAAGTGACCCACCTTGAAATGTAAATTAATCCTATCAGCAAGATTAAAGGTATTAATATCTTCATGAGCGATGTCAAAGAAATCAGCATCATTTAACTCCTGATAACCATTGTAAAAAGTTTTAGATAGTCCTGGATATTTCCTCTTCATCAACTTCTCAATTCTAACATCCTCCACCACATTAACAAACTGTTTGGGAATATTAACCTTCTCTGTCCAATCCTCATTAGGAGTAAAAAGTGCATGAGAACACTCATGGGCAACCAATAGATCATATATCGTATTAGATGCCAGTTTCCACAAAGGAAGAACCAGTATCCTATCGTAAACATTAAAAGAAGCTGTTCGAACATTTCTATGTTCTACTACAAAGTTCTCTGTCGCCAGCAATTTTGCCAGTTGAGTTTTTATCTCATGATTGACAGTCATACTTTAATTGAGATTTCTCTTATAATACAACAAAACCCAGACTTATGCCTGGGTAGCGACCACTTTGCAAACCGATCCCCGCTTTTTAGGGCGGGGATACTAGGTGGTTATTTACTCCTTATAAGGTTTGTGTCGAACTCATGGATCAAGTAAGGTTCTGCAAAAATGTCTTGCAGTATGGTCTTTGGACTCACTTTCTGTAATACACTGGAAGTAATCTGACACTTTACTATATTGCTCGTCTCTTACTGCAGATTGTTTATCTGAGTACTTCCAGTCTGCCAGTTCGTTGTGTGAAACCAAATTCTTCATAAACCAATTCCGAACTACAATAATATTTATATCATGAAATCCCCATAAAGTCCATACCTATTAACAAAAATAAATGCCTACGAGATTATACTCATAAAAAAAAAACACCCCCAAGTTTCCTTACGAGTGCTCTCCTTCTTGCTTTTGCTTGACGCAAAGCTTGTGGTTTAAGTTTTCGTTTTCTCTCCTTCTTGGAATGATGCATCCAATTCGGGATAGATCTTCTCATAGTCCCTCTTATAGAGTTGATTAATATTATCTATAAGCTTAGGAGTTTTATCCAACCTATTATGCTCATAGGAATATTTAAAGTATTCTATATCCTGATCCAGACTGATGTCAATTCCTACTATGCCACTTATCCAACTGGAAAACTCATCACCCAATCCATCCTCAAATTTCCACACATGAATCTTATCAGATAAAAAATCTACTTGTGGCCTAAACCAATTAACAGATTCATCACAAGGAAAATTTCCTAACATAGAATAAAAATAATTCTCATCTTCCATTAATTCTTGACATTCACCATAACATTTCTTCAAATAAATTGAAGCTGAAATAAAC